GACACATCGGCACCGACGCGCCAGAAGGAATACCAGGCACCCTGACCGGTCGGACGGCGGTTCGCGCCGAGCACGATCGGGTCGTAGATGACCGACATGCCGACCCGATCCACGATGTAGTACTGGTTCATGTCCGCGTAGGCCAGAACCTTGCTGCCGGTCGTGTAGACGCCGACGACCGACGTCGACTCCAGGAACGGCTTGCCCAGCATGCGCGGGATCTCACCCGAGTCGTCGACGATGGACGTGGTCGAACCGGTGAACGACGGCACGTTGCGGAACGAGTTGATCACGTTCAGGTTGCCGATCCACACGTTCCGCGACCGGGGGCCACGGTAACGGGCGGGAAGCGCGGCCTGCAAAGCGTACGCATCCTGCGCGACCGGACCGGCCGCGGCAGTACCGGCCCGGTTCTGCGACGTGCCCGCCGGGATGATGCCCTTCGGCTGACCCGTACCGGTGCCGATCGCGAACGCGGTCTCCTCGATCCGGTCCTTCGCATCCGCGAGGAGCTCGGGAAGCTGCGAAGCGAAGTCCGAATCGGACAGAACCTCGAACGAACCGAACAGGTAGGCATCCGCCTTCTGCGGAGTGATCTTCAGGGTGCCGACAGTCGGGGTCGCGTCCGCGGCCTCAATACCCTCAGCGGTCCACTCAGCGGAGACACCGGCAGACGTGACGCCGTTCCAGTCGTTGGTCGTGGTCGTCTTCACGTTCGCGTACTGCCGGTACGGGTTCGCGCTGCCCGCGTTCGTCAGGATGATCGTCGGGTCCAGGGTGAACGGCACCAGATAGCCACCGTTCGCCGGGGTCAGCGACAGCGCGGCACGAGTACTGAAGCCGCCCGGATCGGTCAGGTACTGATCGAACGCGGCCAGATACTCGGCCGAGCCGGTGACCAGCATCTGGCGGGCAACGGCAGTGCCGAACTGGGCGCCCGTCTTCTGGATCATCCGAGTCGCGTTCTCCGCGCCCTCGCCGTCCAGACTCCACTTGTCGGACCGCTCCGCGAACTGCTCGATCGCCGAGCAGGCCCGGGCCCGGATGTCGGACGGGGAAGCCAGCCCAGACCGGACCGACTCCAGGTCGGCGAACGGGTCACGGCGGCCGCGGATGAACACGTTCGGGTCGCCCACAGGCTCCACCGACCGCTCGCGGTTAGCCTCCTCGGCCATCGCCATGCGGACGGCGGAGATGCGCTGCTCACGTTCCGCGAGGGGGGTGAGTTCAGTGGTGAGTTCGTCCCACTCCTGCAGCAGTGCGTCGGTGCGCACATGGTCTTCGTCGGAAGGGTCCTCGACCTGCTCCAGGCTGTCGAGGTCGCTGCGGATTGCAGCCTGTCGGGTGCGGATCTCTTCCGCTCGTGCGATTGGCATTTTCTACTCCATGCCTCGTTGTTGGCGTGCCGCGTGAATGCGGTCACGCAGGGACATCTGCCGAGCGGAGTGGCCAGCGGCCGGCTCATCGGACGGGATGGCGGCTCCGAGGATTGGAGTGCCGATGGTGAGGGCTTCCGGCTCCGTCGGAGTGGTGAGTCCCTCAAAACCTTTCAGGAAGTCTGCGCGCTGGTCCGGTGGCGTGGACAGCAGCGCACGGACGAACAGTTCAGCGGAACGGGTACCGAGAATCGCAGCATCCGCGTAGGCGGCGAACACGGCCGGGCCGTACTCGCGCATGTCGACCTCATGCCGGGTGATCAACGGCAGACGCGAACCGGACGGACGGGAGCGCGCCGACTTGATGAACCGACCCGAGAACGACTGAGCCCGGATCGCGCCCGACTTGATCGCATCCAACACCTGATCGGCCAGCGGGTTGTCGAGATAGCGGGTCGCGGTGAACACGCCCCGTTCGTCGCCGGTCACCTCGAGCGGGACACCGATCGGCATCGTCGCCACCGGATTCGGGGTTCCGTCGACAGTCCGGCCGTGATTGAACAGGACACCGAACCCGGCCGGACCCTTCTCGGCGATCGTCTTCGTGAACGACGTCGGCGCCAACTCCTCGAAGTAGTGGCCGTCCTGATCCTGGACTTCGGTGCGGGACCGGAACGCCGCCGCGTACGCCTCCACAACCCGGCCCGAGCCGTCGGAGCGGACATGCAGATCCTCGACCCGGTAGGCCCGATCGCACGGCCGAACCGGTAACAGTTCGTCGGTCATCAGTTGCTCACCTTCCCGGCCGTAACTGCGACCTTCGCGCCGTTCAGCGCGGGTGGTTGATTGTTGCCGTTCAGCATCTGCAGTTGCCCATTCACCGGGGACGGTGGCGCGGCCGGCGGTGGAGGCGGCTTCGGCTCGAACTTCAGTAGCGTGATGTCGCCGGCCGCAACGGCAGCCGTCACGGTGTCAGGCTTCGCACCGGCCGCGATCAGTTCAGCGGCAGCCTGCGAGAGGACCAGCATCGTGTCCGCGCGTTCCTTCTCGCCTTGCCTGAGTGCCGCGATGTCGGCCGTGTCGAACCACAGCCGCGTGCCCGGCGGGATCGTGACCAGTTTCGACAGACAGGCACAGACCGAGCGCCACAACGGCCGCATTGTGATGTCGGCGAACCGGCGCATCGCCTGCTCGTAGTTCGAATAGGTGGCCGCCATCAGGCCCTCTTTGGATCCGATGACGATCCCAGGAACGCCCGACGCGATGATGATCCGGTTCTCACCGGCCGCCTGCACCGTCGAGAAGTTCATCTGCTCGAACGTGTTCCCGATGACCGTCACATCCGCGCCGTCATCCAGAACCAACGTCTTGAACGCGTTGTCGACGCCGCCGTGCCGGGCCTCCACCCGAGCCGCCAACGACGACAGCGAATCCTGCCCGAGCCGCTGCGTGTACCGGATCAACAGGTTCGGAGACGCCGCGTTCTCGAGGTATTTGATCTTGTAGTTCGTCATCTGGTTATCCGCCCACACCTCGCGGATAACCGGAGTCAGCCAAGACATGCCGCGGAAGTTCGCCTCCGGGTCCGGGTTCGGCGACCAGTGCGCAACCTCGTCAACCGTGAAGTACTGCGGCTCGCCCTCGAACCGGCGCGACGTCACCGGAGGCTCGTAGTAGTACCCGAGCACCGAGCGGTACGGGCGGCCCATCGGATCAGACGACAGTTCCGACACGATCGTCACCCAGTCCGGGCGCAACCGGACCAGCTGGTCACCCGCGTCCCACACGTACGCATTCCCGGCGAGATCCGCGTCCTGGATCATCCGCGCGAGCAGTTCGCCGGTCGTGCCGTTCGGCCACGGCGCCTCCAACTTGCGGAGCGCGGTGTTGCGGCGGCCGTCGATCTCGAAAGCGCCGGACAGATGCTTATCGGCCAGGTCCCGAAACGCGAAAGTCGCCTCAGAGAACAGCGACATCCGGGCCAAGATTGCGCCGAACACGACCGAGTTACCGGCGTATGCGGCCTTGTTGTCACCGATCAGCGACGGACCCTCATTGCCTGTCGCGGAGTAGCTGGTCATCAGCACCGACGCGCCCGACGGATCGACGCCGCGCTGAGTGAACCGGGACGACTCGTCCGAGGTTGGGCCTGCCACACGGGAGGCGTACCAGCCCCAGATTCGGTCACGCAAGGACACGGCGCCTCCCTAAAGCATGTAGACGCCGGGGTCGCCGGGCGGTGAAGTTTCCAGGAGCCACAGCGCGCCAGTCACGCCCGCTATCGGTGCCACGTCCCCCGTTGATCGGCGCCAGTCCCACGTCCAGCCGCCGCCGTCCAATTCACGCCGCTTCGCATGACGCAACGACTCAGCCAACACCCGGTCTGGCGAATGCGTGAACGCGAGATCATCCGCCAACCGTTGCAGATGAGCACAAGCGGCCGGTGCCTCGGTCGAGGACACCATGTCGATAGAGATCCCAAACTCGGCGAACGTCGGGAGCCACGACTTCACCGGACCTGCCTGGAACGCGCCGAACTTCGCGGACGGATACCGGGCGTGCAGTTGTTGGACACGCTCGGTCAGCCACGCCACACCCGACGCGTGCTCAGCAATCTCGTCGTGCGGCACGCCGTCATGCATCGCCGCCACATTGATCGTCGCCGAAGACATGTCCTTGGCGATCGTAATGAAGAACACCGGATCACCTGACGGGCGAACATCGTGCGCGGTCAACTCCCACGACTCGTTGGACACCGGCCGCGGCTTCAACGGCGACCCGGCCCACAAACCCAGGCGCTCCCGGCCGAACTGCTCATCCGGCAACGCCGCACGCTCAGTCACCACGAACGACTCAGGGATCAGATACCCCAGCGTCGGATTAGCCTGCGCCCACGCCACCCGGTCATCCAGATACGAATCGTCCGACGCCGACCACTCGAAATAGGCCAGCGACGGATCCCCACCACGGATACCTCGAGCTCGAATGCGGGCCAGTTGCTCCGACGCAGCCATGCCCGCGCTCGACGTGTACCAAACCTGCGGATTCGGACGAGCCGACAGTGTGGGCAGGACGGCGGCCATCTGCTCGGCGGTCAAGTTGTACGCCTCATCGATCACGACCAGATCCGCCGAGAACCCACGGCCAGAGCCGCCCGTCCTGGTCACGAACCGCAGCCGGGCACCCGAATGCAACTCGATCGCCTCAGCGCCGGCCGCCGTCCGGATGATCCGAACCTGCTTCCGCAGCATGTCCGACGACTCCACCAAATCACGGACGCGTCGGAAATGCTCAGCCGAAGTCTTGAACTCGTGAGCCGAATGCAGAATCAGCGGTGGTGGTGAACCGGGATCAGGCAGGAACAGCGCAGCCAGTTCCAACGCCTCGAGGATGGAGCCCTTGCCGTTCTGTCGCGGCACCACCAGGCCGACCTCGAACGCTGCCCAGCGACCGCCCGGAGCCTCCCGGAGCGCGTCCCGCAACACCAACGCCTGCCACGGCATCAGATGCAACCCGGCAATCGCCGCCAGGTCCACCGCGTCATCCCCAGCAGTCGGCAACAACCGAGCACCAGGAGGGATCGAACTAACCCGCGGAACCTGAACGCCGGTCACGGCGGCGTGAGGCGAGATCGTCAACGTCATCAGACTCCACCGCCTCAGGCAACGTCGCCAACTCCGTCAACACCGACTGATACCGGGCCGCCAACGGAGCTAGATCACGGTTCGCGGCGTCCTCCAAAGCAGCCTCGAGCCGATCCCTGAGCGCTTCCAGCCGGCGCCGATGATCCAACACCGACTCGGGCACCTTCGCAGTCCCGACCGGAGCCTGAGGACGAGCCACGGTCGACCTCCTTGGGCGTACGGACGCCGTAAGTATGCGGCGGATCAGTTGGCGGCTT